AAGAACAAATTCACGCAGGACATGCTCGATTATTGTACGAAACGAATAAATCAGTTTACAAACTGGGAACAAACATTCATTAAGTCCTTAAAGGAGCAAGGTGATTTATCCAGCAAGCAATTCAACAAATTGGAACAGATCTATCAGAACATTAGAAAGAAAGGATAAACCTATGGACGGACAAAAAGAATTATTTTCAGTCAAAGACAATCCAGCTGCTGCGAAATGTGCGGATAAGCTTGTCGACCTCTATGATGATGAAAAAGAATTGATTGAAAAACTCGAGGCTCAAGAAGCGAAGATGGCTGAGATTATGAAGGAACTCGGCAAGAAAAAGGTCAACCACAAAGGACACACCATCGAATTGAAGCATATCGATGCGAAAGAAAAAATCCAAATCAAGGGAATCAGAACAAAAGAAGATACTTCGACAATTGCACAAGATGGTAAACGTATTGCATCAAAAAATTAATAGAAGTGACTATAGTGCGATTAAACGATAAATCGAAGCGTGAGAAAATAGAAATTAGAAAAACTCTCCGGATCCGAGACGGTGATGTTTGTCAGATAGATCATTGCATCACGGGTGATAAATACCGGGAAAAATACGGCCGGGACTTTGACGTTCATCACATAAATGAAAATACAAGTGATTGGAGCTGGGACAATATCGTACTGGCAGCACACAGATGTAATGTCAGGGAGACACCTCATGGTAAAATCGACCACAGAAAGAATTTTACGACACTATGTAATGAGTTGAAATCAAGAAAGATGAGGTGCCTACTTAAGTACGTACAATCAGAGCATGGCGAACCATTGAAAGTAAGATCTGCAGAATATATGAAATCGACGATATGTAAGCCATTAATGGATCAAGAGCTCAATAGGATACTCGATCAAAAGGGAGAGGAGGAAAAGAACGAGCTGATCGATTCGTTAAGCAATGCATCAACTCTTTCACCCGAAGTCTGTAGAAAATGGCTGAGGACATATTGTAACAGCAATAACGGACATTTAGAAGAATATGATAAAGATATCGGTGCTGGAGAAACTATGAAATATGTTCGGAAGCGGGAATGAAACTCACGATCATCGGTGATAACGTCATTGTTGAATGCAAGAGGGGGCATACATTTGCCGATAATATCGGGCGATTGTTAAGATTAAATACAGATACAATGGAACAAATAGGCTGCCCTGGTGAAAATCCTTTTGGCTGTGAACAAAGGATTTACCTATACAAACTAAAAGAAGAGATAGAAGATATGATACATCGGGGAGATACGGAAAGGGAAATAGGCAATGCGTAAGATGAAAATAAGAAGTAAGAAATTAAACATAGCGGTAAATGAATTTGTAAAAGCATTGAAACAACGGCTTGCACAAAAGGAAAGACAAGGATACATAGGATGGAATGATGATACTATCATTACGACCAGTAAGCTTGAACATCAAATTGAAGACGATGTCTTTCTATTAAAAAATACAAATGATGGTAAATTATATGAAAAGGCGTGTCTTGACATAGCAGCGAGATCAATGATGTTGTGGAATAGAGTTCATAGGCAATGTAACCAACCATGATTCTTTCACAAGCCCGACAAATTGCTGAAAAGTACAAAGCACTTCTAGCGCCATACTGCGAACGTATCGAGATTGCCGGAAGCATAAGGCGTGAAAAACCGGAAGTAGGAGATATTGAAATTGTAACTATTCCATCGAACCGACATGCAAGAGAATATGTGGGCCTTGTCAATCAATGGATAAAGATCATAGGAGATTCCACCGGAAAGTATACACGGCGGAAACTGCCGGAAGGAATATATCTTGATCTCTTTCGGGCAACGCTAAAGAACTGGGGTTTGATATTTGCGATACGGACCGGAAGTGCAGAATATTCTCGGCAAGTCCTAGCTGCCGGCTGGGCAAAGAAAGGATATGAATCGAAAGGCGGTATACTCTGGAAAGACGGAAGGGCAACCCTTATCCTGGAAGAAGAGGACTTGTTCAAACTATTGGATTTGCCATTTGTATTGCCGCCAATGAGGAAGATATGAAACCGAGGCCCTGGACACCAAAAGAAGAAAATCTTTTGCGCAAACTTAACGGGAAATATCCCCGGGAATACATTGCACAGAAATTACATCGAACACTAATAACAATAGAAGCAAGACTAACTCTTCTCAAATTATGCCCGAGAAAATTCTGGACTCCGGAAGAGCATAAACGGCTAAAGAAATATTATTTAAACCACACAGCCGATCAATGCGCTATAAAACTAGGGCGATCTGTTTTCAGTATTCGTCAACAGGTAAATAAAAAACATTACCGGCATTCGAAGCGATTCGATGAAAAGCTCAAGAAGATGTTTATCCGGATCATTACTGAAGCAGGTAAGCCATATCGAATCAAAAAGGGTCAAGTTATTTACCGAATGCCCAAAGGGACACACACCAGCCCGGAAACAGAATTTAAGAGGGGTCACATTCCCGCCGGCACGTTTTACAATGGCGCTATCAGAATTCGGTTAGAAAAAACAGGCCATGCCGACAGAAAGCGATTGATGAAATATATCCGCATCAAAAAAGGCAGGTGGATATATCTGAAAAATTACATCTGGGAGAAACATTTCGGCAAAATACCGAAAGGTATGTTGGTCGCCCTTAAAAATCCCAGAGATCCATTGAATTGCTCCATTAGAAATCTTTGCTTGATAACAAAGGCAGCATCCATCCGGCGGACACAGGAAACCGATGAATATATTGCCGCTCACCTTTCTTATCAAGTGGGATTACCAGTTGGAAGTTATGATCATAAACTATATCAAGAAATGCTAAAGCAGCCGGAGTTGTTAAATCTCAAGCGTAAAGAACTCGAGCTTAGGAGGAAAATACGAAATGCCAAATAAAATCGGTAATGAAATGATCGGCAAAACATATCTCTACAATGGCGACCAGCATACAATCCAGCGGATAGAACCTTATGAAGACGATCTGGTCGACGTTTATACCGATAAGCGGAGGATCCGCATCTCAAAAGGCGAGCTTAAAGAATTATTCAAGCCTGTGCACGTCCCTGCCGTGCGTAACAACGGAAGCGATACGGCACTTATCACCTTGCTGCAAGCAGAAAACAAGCCGATGGACGACCTTGCTGCAACTCTTGATAATGTTATAAAAAAAATAGAAGCAGATGAAACATACATCAAGAGGGCCAAAGCGATTAATGAGACAGCTCGCTCGATTATTAATCTGAGAAAAGCGCAGATAGAGCTTTTTAAACTTGCCAAAAAGTAGGGGAAGCTGTGTCTCATAGAAGGACGTTTAAAAAAATACTTAGATTACGGCTTCTCTTCGCAGAATTGATACCTGGTAGAACACCGGGGCAGGTATATACTATTATTGCACAAAAAGAAGATGAAGACGAAAACACGGTTGCAGCACAGATAAACTGCAACGGAAACTACCGAAAGTTTTATAACGAGGTAATTTCAGCTGAAAAAAACACACCTAAAATTTAGGTTTATAATTGAGATAGATTAATTATATTTGAACCAGCGAAAGCAGCTGATCCCTGTTTTCTATCTCCGATGAGAGCTGAACTGTGCACAGCGGTTCAGCTCTTTTTTTATGTGAAAATGTTGAAAACAACAAAAAAAATATCATCCTGGTTTCATCAGATAACCCTTCTTGGCAATTGTTTCCTATGCAATAAAGAAATCAGAATCTGGAATCGATCCGGCAATGTTTTAGAAAAGATCGGAGATGCGAACAAGCTCTATCGCGCACTGCTTTGTCGTGAGCATTACGAGGGTTATTTCAATTTTAGTGGTGTACGCTCGTTAGTTGCAAAGAAGATTCGATTGCAGATAAAAATGGAACGCACAGGTAAGTTGGCAAAAGCAAATTGATGACTAGAGTTGTATCAAAAAAAGCATCGGCAATTGAAATACAGCGAAGAGTTGAGGCGATAAAAATTCAATTACTTGATGGATGGTCGCGTGGTGAGATCGTTCGAGATGGTTCAAAAAAGTGGAATGTATGTGAGCGTCAGATCGACGATTATTATGCAACCGCAAAGAAACAAATCAACGAAGAATATAAGCCGCATCGACATCTTGAATTACAAAAACATATCGCTCGACGCGAGCGTTTTCTTGAACTCGTGATGAGAAAGAAAAAAACAAGAGATTTATGGCTTGCCTTGAAGATCGATGATAGCCTTGCCAAATTGAAAGGATTGATGGTTGACAACGTTCTTGTGCCGATGGAAAGCAAGCGATTAGAAATCGTGGATGAAAAGTAAAATGTGGAAAAAGAAACTATTATCTTCCGCAGGAATCCTTTCCAACGTCACATGCGCGATGCGATCCAAAAGAATAAACGCATCACGGCGATATTTGGAGGATGGGGAAGCGGAAAAACTCATCAAGCCGCACTCTATCATATTATTCAACGTCAACTTTATGGTAATCCTAATTGTCTACATCTTATTGCAGCCAATACATATAGTCAATTGTACGATTCTACCTTACGACCTTTATTTTACTGGCTCAATAAATTATGTATTTCCCACGAGCCAAAAGAAATTCCACAAACCCATAAACCTTTTAGCATCTTCCTGCATGACGGCGACAAATGGGTTGAATTTCTTGTTCGTTCCATGGAAAACATCAACACAATTTCAGGACTCACACTTGGCTCCGCATGGGGCGATGAAATGTGGGGCACGGAACGATGGACGTTCGATCTTATCGATTCGCGTCTCAGAGATATGCAGTCCAAATATTTGCAGTTTGTCATCACGAGTAATACCGACGAGCCTTCGCATTGGCTTTATACAGATATTGTTCAAAAACACGAATTCAACATTAAGCCGACGAAAGGATTGTTTCCTCGCGATCTCATCGAAATTGTTTACGGTACAACCTTTGACAATCAGAAAAACCTTCCACCAAACTACATCGAAGGACTTGCAACAAGTCTTGATCCCAAACTTTACCAGCGATTTGTGGAATGTAAGTGGGTTTCTCTCGTATCCGGTAAGATGTTCTATCAATTCGATCGGGAACTCAATCTGCGAGAACTCAAGTTTGATCACAATCTTCCCTTGCTCATCTCCAGCGACTTCAATGTCGATCCGATGTGCTGGTCGGTTATTCAGCAACACAAAGATGAATTGCACTTCATCGATCAAATCAAGATCACAGGCGGAGCCGATACTGGAATCGCTTGCGCAGAAGTTATCAACCGCTATCCGTGGTGCACACAGTTCCATTGGTTCGGGGACGCATCCGGGCGAAGCAATAGCACGAAATCAAAATATTCCGATTATGAAATCATCGAGGGGTATTTTAGAGAAGCGGGAAAAGTTGTCACAATGCACATACCATTCAGTAATCCGAGTGTGCGTGATAGTTCCAATTCCGTCAATTCAATGCTCAAAAACAACAAGGGGAAAGCTCGATTGTTTTTCGACAAGAATCGATGCCCGGATATTATTCTTTCAGTTGAAGGATGCAATTATAAACCCGGAACGCTGGAAAAAGACGAATCGAAAGATCGAGATCCGAAGAGCCGTATTAAAACCCATTTTGGAGATACCGTGCGTTATATCGTAGAAGAATTATTCTCCTTGCGGCCGAAAATTGAGAGCCGACAGTATAGTCCGGAAGATGACGAATAGTAATGGGTAAACCAATCAATATCGAAGATAATCAATGGCGACAAATGCTGCTGAACTTGTAAACGAATCTGTTGAACGCTGGTGGAAAGCGATGGAACAAATCCGCGTCATCAATGCGCAGAAGATGTGGTATTGGTACCAGAACGACAAAAGCAACATTGACTTGATGATTAAAGAATCCATGAAGAAAATGTTTTCGCCGAAAACTATGCGCAAGATGAATGTGCGGGTGTTCAACATCGTGCCGCGAGTCATAGATAAGCTGGGATTGGTCTACAAATATCCGCCTCAAAGAATGCTCGAGGGCGGCATCACCTACGAAACCGACAAGACGACGAAGAAATCGACTCCCAAACAATCCGAGGACGACAAGCGCTATCAAGAAATAATGCAAGCATCCACGATCGGAATGAAACAAGGGCAATGGCAGAAACAAGCGAAGTTATTTAACACGGTGCTTGTACAGCCGGTATGGATGAAAGACGATGATCGATCTTATATGGATTATCGCATTTACAGTCCAGCCTGGACAATCGTAACGCCAAGAAAAGATAATTACCTCAAAATCGAATCATTGTATTATCCGATCTGGAAAGAAGTGAAAGGCGTCATCCAACAAGTATTGGTGTACTGGTCGGACACGGAACATTTTGATGTTGATCGGAATGGAAATAAAATTGCACCGCCCGATAATCCAGAAATGAAAAATCCTTATGGAAAATTACCTTTTGCAGTTCTTCGAATGAAAGAAGGTATCGATTTCTGGGGCGATGGTATGTGGGATTTGATCGATGGCAGCGAAGAAGTCTGCATTCAGCTGACGAACTTGTACTACGTTTCGATCTTCCAAGCACATGGTCAAGCGGTAGCAATCAATTTGAATCTCAAAGGCAATCCACAGACGGGGCCCGATACGCCGATTGTTTCGAACAATGCCAAGGCCGGCGATATTCCTCCCTCATTTGAATTCAAGAACCCGAATCCGAATCTGAAGGCCGTGCAAGATCTGATTGACTGGACGGTAAAAACGGTTCAGACCTTGCGAGGATTAGGACCGCAGCAATTTGCTATTGAGCAAAAAGCGCTCGCCTCTGGAGTATCGAAAGTTATTGACTCGGTGGAGATCGAAGAGATCCGCGAAGATGATTCAACGATTCTTCTTCTCTTCGAGTCCGATTTGCATGAGAAGACTGTCATGGTTTACAACTACGAGAATAGCGGGAAGAAGATCAATCCGAAAGCAAAATTCTCCATCAAGTTCGGTGAAAAGCAAGTTGTGAAAGATGGCAAAACGCAGCAGGAGGAACGCCAGTCGAAACTCAACATGGGCACTGCTTCGCGCATTGATTTTATTTTGGAAGATAATCCGGGTATGACTCGCGAGGAAGCGGAACAAAAGCTCCAGGACATTCAAGCAGAGAATGAACGCTTCAAAGATGGATTTTCGATGTTCGATAAGAATCTCATGCCTGTCGATACGTTGCTTGCAGGCGAAACGAAATTATGAAATGTAATTTAACAAAACCGAATTCCCCTAAACAACCGCCCGCCATGGCGAATAACTGGAAAATTGTGAAAGGGACACGCATATGTTCACATTAACAAAAGAAGAAGTTGACCTTCTAATGAATTCTACTGATCCGAAGATCGCCGCAGCGGCGAAAAAACTGAAAGAAGCGGAGGAGAAGGGTGAATTCGTGCCTAAGAGTCGAATCGATCACCTCACAACTGAATTGAAGAAGTTGAAGGATGATCAGCAAGTGATTGCCGACGCCAAAAAAGTCGCCGAGGATGCAGCCGCGAAAGCAACCTTGGAAGAAGCTGCCCGCAAGGGTGAATGGCAGAAGATAATCGATGCTGAAAAGGCAAAGACGGAAGCGGAGAAAGTAGCTCGTGAGAAAGTGGAAAAAGAACTCAACGATCTGAAGCCACTCGCAGATCAAGCAAAGAAATATCGAGATATCGTCATTGCAAAGGTGAAGGAAAAGATGGGTGATAAATTCCTTTCCGAGTATGAAACATTTTCATTAGAGAGTCTTGGCAAACTCGTCCCCGAAGCTATTATCGGGACTGAGAAAACTCTAGGTGGTCCGGTTCCAAAGACGGATGTGAAATCGATGGACGAGAAATCATTCAGAGAGCTTGAAAACAAAGTAATGAGTGGTCAGAGGGTGACATTGCAATAAATTCGGTTCAACAAATCAATAAATCATTTTTAAGGAGCAGTATTATGAGACGCAGTTTATTCAAAGAGTGTATTATCAGCTTCTGGAAGCCATTGGCTTTCCTTACAGCGATAATATTTTTTGCACTAATTCAACCGGCCTATTCATTAGGAGCAATTGCCTTCGGTCTGACCGACCGATCGGCAATCCCTGCAGAAGTGAACAATTTCTACGATCGCGTATTGTTATCGCGTGCATTGCCGCTGAATATTCACGGATTGTTCGGTCAGAAACGGAGGATTCCGAGCAAAGCGGGAGCAGCAATTATCAAGTTCCGCCGTTATGGCATCTTAAGCTCTGCAACGACAGTACTAACAGAAGGCACGACACCCGGGGGATCGAATCTCTCAGTAACCGATTTGACAGCGACGGTGTATCAGTATGGTGACTTTACAACTATCACGGATGTTGTAGATGATCAGTCGCCTGATGCAGTACTAACGGAAACAGTTGGATTGCAAGGCGATCAGATGGGATTAACCAATGATGAATTGACTCGCAATATAATTGCAGCCGGAACGGTTGTAAGATATACAGCCAGCCGAGCCTCACGGGTATACGTTGCTGCAGGTGATATCATATTAGTTGCGGATATCAAAGTTGCAGTGCGAACACTCAAGGTTGCAAAAGCGCGTAAGATTACAAGCATCTCATCTGCAAGTCCGGGTTCCGGCACAGTGCCAATCAACGCATGTTATATCGGCATCTGCCATCCTCGAGTCGGTTATGACCTGAAAGGTATGACAGGCTGGAAACCAGTTGAAACGTATGCGGCTAATACGACATTAATGCCGGGTGAAATCGGTTCATACGATGAAGTACGCTTTGTCGAATCCACGAATGCAAAAGTATTCACGGGAGAAGGTGCGTCGAGTATCGATGTGTACGCAACGATTATTCTCGGTGCAGAAGCATATGGCTTGATCGATCTGGGTAACAGTCCATCTTCTCAGACCATTTTCCACGGCTTAGGTTCTGCCGGATCAAGCGATCCATTGAATCAACGCCAGACGATGGGTTGGAAGGAATATTTCACAGCGAAGATTTTGAACGATGCATTTATGATACGCATCGAAACAGCGGTAACCGCTTAAACGCTGAAGAATTAAGTTAATGTAGAAAGCCGCGGTTATACTCAACAGCCGCGGCATTTTTACAAAAAAGAGAACCAATAAACGAAGGAAAAAACAATGGTAACGCAAACCCCAGAAGAAAAAGCCGCCGCAGATGCTGCCGCAAAAGCCGCAAAAATCAACGTCAATCAGATTGCAAAATCTCAGAGAGAGTTGACAAAGGCGTATCTTGACAAGCAGCCAAAGATTACTCTCCTGCTCGAACTACGTAAAGACGAGCCGACAGAGGAATACGTATCGATCAATGATGTGCAATATTATATTCCACGCGGGAAAGAAGTTGAAGTCCCGCTTGATGTTGCGAAGATCATCAAAGAGAAGATGCGTGCAGAAGGCAAGCTCGGGCAGGTCTCAAGAGAGATGATGGCGAATATGCCGAAGGCCGAAGATCAAGTATAGGAACCTGGAGAGTAGCGCTGCCATAAGTAATATCACTTTTAGAAAAGGAAAAATATCATGTTAAAACTCGATGCTGTATTTGCGCGATACGACGCAAACCTTGAAGCTATGTTTGATAAAATCAATACATGGCTGTCCAATCGATGCACCTCTGCCGCCGGGTTGGCAATCGGTTCATCTTCGAAGGCGAAGGTGAAAATCGTCAATACCACAACGTTTTTAAGCGGTGGAATTTTCAAATCAAAATCTACCGCAGAGGTTGTCTTCACCGCGACCACGCATGACATTGCCGCACATGCAACACTCGTGCAAGAGGCAATGTATCTTTTGACGCTTGCCGCCGATGGCACGCCAACACTCACGATGGGCGCAATTGTATCCGGGGCCGGCAATGCAGTTCTTCCAGAATTGCCAGCAACGGGCACGCCGATTGGCGCCGTGCGAATTGCAATAGCAGCTGGAGCTACTCCGTTCGATGCTTCAACGGACGAACTCGACGCCGCACATATTACCGACACGTATTATGATTACGGTTGGATCACACCGCATTTCGACGCTGTGCAATAACGGGATAGGAGACGGTGATGCTAACAAGTTTCGTTTTTGATGCCGATTTGATCGCACAGTACACAAAGATAATGAGTTATCTTCCGGCTGGTCAATCAACCTATGCGGCAAAAATCGCCCTTGCCTTTGAATTAGTGCTCAATGAATTACGTTCAAGAGGAATTGAGCCGCGCCGTCTTCATCTTCCCATCGATCTCAACCGTGATTATGATTCATCGATCAAACAGGACCAATCGATCTCGTTCACAAAAGCTGCAAATGGTAATTCCAATAAATACGCAATTGGCATGTCCGGATTCATGCGGTTCGTGATGAATATTTCTGCTCTTTCAGGAACGAATACGCCGGCACTCACCGCAACTTTGCAAGGAAGCAACGACGTTCTAGCTGAAGCTGAAGTGCCGGCCAATTGGAACACAGTAACATCCTTATCGTTTACAGTGACCGGAACGAAGTCGATCGTATTCGCAATCGAGTATAAATATTATCGCCTTGCATGGACGATTACCGGAACAAACCCATCTTTTACTTTTACGGCGGGAATTGTCGAGACCTGTTTCGATCAGCTGATTATTCAAAAAACCTTCACATTGATTTATCAAGAAATGTCCAAAGGCACAGATGATATTTGGTATGACTATATGCGCCGGGCGGATCAAATGTTCGAATCGGTGATGGACTCGATAAAATTCACACTTGACCTGAACGATGATAATCTTCCGGTGAAAGATGAATCCGACGAAGGTGCAGAAGTAAGGTTTACGAGATGAATAAAATTAAAATCCCAAAACGCTTCAAGATATTCGGACAAACATTCACAGTGGAGTTTGTCTATAATCTCGTTCAAGGATGGGACCATATTGGAGAGGCGATTTTTCGTAACAATAAAATTTTGATTCAAAAGAACTGCAAGGGGATAGCTAGAACACATGAACAGATCGAACAGGTATTCCTACATGAGATGATTCATATCTTATTCAACGAATTGCGTGAAGACATAATGAGAGATAATGATCCCCTTATAGACAAAATTGCAAGTGCATTACATCAAGTGTTTCAGACGGCGGAGTATTGATAATTGAAAGCCACCGAAGCACATAAAAAATATGTTGGCGATCTCTCCTCACTGATGGATGCGAGTGGCAAGGAGATGAGCAATTTTGTGATGAAGATTTTCAAGACGGCCCTGAAGTCCGCGAATAATTCAGCGGCATTCGTCCTGAGCATCAAACAAATAAAACCGAAATTGCAAAGAGCGATGAATAAGAAAGCAATGACATTGGCTAATAAATCATTTGAATTGGGTAAGGGTTTTGCTGGAGAGAAGAAAAAGAAATGAATTCTCTTTTTAACCTGACATCGCAAATGCTGCATATCGGATATATGTTCACCGGTGAACTCAAAAATCGGATGGCGAGAAGTATCGGCGTCGACGGTACCGGGTACACGCCATTAAAACCTGCAACGATCAAACAAAAGGAACGGATTTCCTCTGGCACGGCAACAAAACGTATGGTCAGAACTAAAGATTTTTTGAATAACGCCTTTCGTTCAGAAGCGAGCAAAGATAACGTCCGGATTTTTATCGGAAACGAACCACATGGAAGAGATTTGCGAGTTACAAAGAGAAGTTTAAGAGCTGGTAAAACAAAAAATATCGCAAAAACGCATAGAACTATTCATGCGCTTTCCGCCAAAAGTGTAAACATGAGTGATCTTGCAAGATATCAGCTTGAAGCGGGAGGTGCAAAATTCTTTCCTCAAACAGCCGATGAAATCCTCAAAATGGAATCATTCGCAAAAGGAATGAAGTTGTTGGAAGAAGAAGCGTATAAACAGGCTTTAAATAATTGCAAATTACAATTGAAAGCAAATTTGAGCATTGGCTAAAACTTCGGCTAAAATACAAATATCTTTTTCAACTTGGCGAAGCAAATTTGAAGCAAGTTACGATAAATTCGTTGCCGATCTTGAAGGCAAGATCAAAACGATGCGTATACAGGGAATGTCCGATGAAGCGATCATGGGATTTCTCGACAGAACGCTCAAAGACGAGGTCGGTGTCTTTGGTCCGTTTGTGGGAGATATCGAAAAACAGGCAGACGATTTTACAAGCATCGTTGCACAAACGGCAAGCAATAGTGAGTTTGATGCAGAAGAAAAGCTCGTGTGGGTATTGGATCCATCTGCAAAGGAACATTGTGATGATTGTATTGCAAATGAAAAAATAGACGCACAGACTTTTACAGAATGGGAAACGATAGGAATACCAGGAGCTGGCAATACGGAATGTGGCGAATATTGTAGATGCACATTGGAGTTGGCAGAATGAGCTGGGCAACAACAAGATCGCAAATAGAAAGATTGCTGAATTGCATCGGCTTCACGCGAGCCCCTGAAATATTCAATATCGAGAAGCAGCCGGCATCGTTTATTGATTGTGTCTTTTGCATTCAGTTGGACGAAATGGCGCCGAATTCTGATGGTTTCGGAGATGTTGCTGATAGATTTTTCCCGACAGAGAAAATAAGGATATCTGCATCGTACGATTTATTCAATGCCTCGCAAGATTCATATGATTCTGCGATCGACAAAAATATGAAAATTATTCAAGTACTAATCAATCCTATCAAAAGACCGGATAATGTTCGGATGTGCGGGTATGCAGGATCGAAGACGAAACTCTTCAAGGAAGAAAATAATTGGCTCATCATTGACAATTATTTTGACTTACAAGTGCAGGTGGCATTTCTTGATTTTGCTTCACTTGCATTGGTGATCGACAAACAATTAATCAGCATCGAAGGCGTATCGACGCCTCCATAAAAAATTATAGAAAGGAAATTATCATGGCAAGTGCATTGAAATTTGGAACCTTAGTTCGTAACGCGTTGGCAGACGCACTCGCGGCTGTATGGAATTCTGGAACGCTGCTTATCTATGATTCTGCGCCTCCAGCAGATCCGCAAACCGCATTTTCGGGCAATCTGCTAGTGACAATCAACATACCCGCAACCGCGTTTGGTGCTGCATCAAGCGGTGTTGCAAGTAAAGCCGGCACCTGGAGCGCGACTGTTTCTGCATCCGGTACTGCATTGGGTTTCAGGATGATCGACTCTGGCGGCACAAAAAAGATGGATGGCAATATAGGTTTAACAGCATCTTCGCCGGATATGGTGTTGGACAATAATGTGCTCGTTTCTGGCGGCACGGCAACGGTCAGCACGTTCACACTTACACAGCCAGAATAATGTCTTAACTAATTTTTGGTGAAATAAGTTAAGGATTTATAATGCCTGAAATAGTCGATTCATACGTTGAGAGTAATAAAGACTCTGCTTACAATTGTTATGGCAATTATTGGAAGACTGTAGGACAATCATTCAACGGCAATGGAGATATTTTAACATCTGTAAAATTCTATGTTTCAAAAATCGGGTCCCCTACGGGAACATATTGCGCGAAGTTGTATGCTCATTCAGGGACATTCGGAACAAGCAGTGTGGGAACCGAATCTCCTTTGGCAACATCAGATACCCGCGATGTATCCGAGATTTCGGATTCCCAATATCAACTTTTTGAATTCACATTTTCGACTCCATACACTCTTGTTGCAAACACTAAGTATGTAATTGGACTTTCTTACGATGGGGGGAATTCTTCAAATTATCTATTAGTGGGTCAAGATTCGACAAGTCCCGCACACGCAGGGAATCAATGTTCTTTATATTACAATGGAACATGGTACGCGCACAATTTTTATGATGTAATTTTTTACATTTATGGCAATCCATCGACAGCTACCGGAACGCTTGCACTAATAATAAAGAAACAACTCGCGGCGATAACTGGTGCAGTAACAGGTCCTCAATATACTGCATCATTAGCCTTGACAATCAAAAAACAATTGGTAAGTATAACTGGTGTCAGTACCGTCCCACAATTCGTTGCTTCTCTTGCACTAAACGTAAAAAAACAACTTGCAAGCATTGCTGGCATAAGTACAGTTCCTCAATTTATTGCAGATCTCGCTCTCGCAATCAAGAAACAATTAGTAAGCATCGCAGGCCTTAATACCATTCCACAATATACTGCATCGTTGGTGCTTGCCGTAAAGAAACAACTGATCAGTATTACAGGTGTAAGCAATGCTCCTGTGTTTTTTTACAATGCAAGCTTGGCTCTGTCGATTAATAAACAATCGATCAATATTGAAGGCGTGACAATGTCAAGAGATACTCGCTATGCCAAAGAGGCATGGGAATCGTTAGAATATGTTTGGAAGTCAGGTGTGCCAATTATGCCATTTGATAGTCACCGATAGGAGAAAAACCATGAAACAGCAAAAAGAAATTAAACAAGAACCCATCCAGACCGTGAGAGATCCGGAAGATGGTCAACTTAAAACATCTCTCCCGAATCCGTATGAAAAAAAGGAACCGGTTGAGAAAAAGAAAGAAGAGGTAGACAATGCCTAAGAGCTCAAAACTACAGGTCTTCGGTTGTAAAATCGAAGCCGCCCAAAATACCGTGCCAACATTCACCGCAGCGGATTATTGCCTGGTTGAATCGGCAGAGATCAATATCATTCCTGAATTTTTGCCGCGAGAATATAAACATACTTCAGTCAGCCAGCTCGCTTCAATTGTGGGAAAACTCTATGTCGAAGTGAAAGTGAAGGTTGCGCTGAAGGGAACGGCGACGGCTGGAACACCGCTCGCGCCCCACAGCGCATTGCTGCAAGCATGCTCGCTTATTGAAACAATCAGCTCAGGTGTGAGCACGACGTATGCTTTCGCATCGGCAACAATTGCAAGCTTTTTCGGTTTTGGTAAATCCTGCACAATCGAGGTTTATGAAGCAGGACCGAGTCCGATTAAGCACCAGGTCAAAGGATGCGTGGCGAAGTCGGCGAAGTTGACAACGAAGGCAGGCGGTATGCTTATTCTCGATGCAACACTCCAGGGT